TGAAGCTCGGACACCTATTCGCCAACCGTGAAGAGGTGGTGACCGGCACCATTGCCACCGAATTGCCGCAAGCCTCCAAGGCTCTGCTGACGCCATATCGCGTCGGGATGGGTGCGTGATGCGCGCCGGTCGATTACGTCACCGAATCACGTTTCAATCCCCTGGGCTGGTCCAGGACCCCGTTTCCGGCGAGATGCTGCTGGGCTGGCAGACCGTGTGGGATAAAGTGCCGGCCTCAGTTGAAGCGCTCAGTGCGCGCGATCTGATCGCCGCGCAGGCGGGTCAGTCCGAAGCGTCAGGGCGCATGGTGATTCGGTACCGCACTGGCGTGCTGCCGACGATGCGCATTCTGCACCGCGGCGACGTGTACGACGTTCAGGGGCAACCAATGCCTGATCCTGACTCTGGCCTTGAGTACCTCACCATCCTGGTGGGGAAGGGAGTGAATGATGGCTGACACGATAGAGTTCAGCCTGATAGGCCTGGACTCGCTGCTTGGTAAATTCGAAGCGATCACCTATGGCATGAAGCGTAAAGGTGGGAGGACGGCTCTGCGCAAGGCGGCAATGCTCATTGCTGAGAAGGCGAAGCAGGGTGCACGCTCGATTGATGATCCTGATACGGGTCGATCCATCGCGGATAACGTCGCAATCCGTTGGAACAGTCGGCGTTTCAACCGAACCGGAGATCTGTCATTCCGGATTGGTGTTCTGGGCGGTGCGAAGGTCAAGATCAAGGGCAACCCAGATCTTGGGCCTGGGGGGGTTACGCCTCACTGGAGATACCTAGAATTCGGAACATCGAACATGCACGCCCAGCCGTTCATGCGAAAAGCGCTTGCCGACAATATCGCTCTGGCCACCGACACGTTTGTTGTCGAGTACGAGAAAGCGCTTGATCGTGCGATCAAACGTGCAGCGAAGGCTGCAAGGGGTAGCTGATGCCAACGGCACCAATATTCGCCGTGTGCGCCGCTGACGCCGGCGTCCAAGCACTGCTTGGGGTTACGCCTCACCGGTTGTACCCATTTGGCGAGGCGCCAGAGGGTGTAGCTAAGCCGTATGCAGTATGGCAGCTGATCACCGGCAGCCCGGAAAACTACCTGGCCGGACGACCTGACATGGACGGCTTCACTTTGCAGGTCGACGTGTATGCCTCCACCGCAACTTCTGCCCGTTCCGTCACCGACGCCATAGCCCACGCTATTGAACTGAAGGCCAACGTGGTTCGCTGGGGCGGAGAGAACAAAGACACCGCAACAAAGCTTTACCGGTCGAGCTTCGACATCGACTGGCTTGTACCCAGATAGATCAATTCCCACCCCAGACCCGCCATGTGCGGGTTTTCTTTGGCCTGCAATTGGAGAAACCCATGGCGATTCTCGCTCAAGGTACCCAGATCTATGCCCTGGTGCCGTCAGCTGCAAACCATTCTTTGTTCGAGGTCATGGAGGTTGAGTGCGCGACCGCCTTCAACCCTGGCGGCAATCCTGCCGATCAGGTCGAGGTTACCTGCCTCAGCGATCGTGTCCGCAAATACCTGCGCGGCCTGCGCACCCCAGGCCAGGCTTCGCTCACTCTGAACGTCGACCCGCGCAACCCATCGCACGTGCGTCTCCACCAGATCTCGGAAGACGACTCGATCGAGAGCATCCGCTGGGTGGTTGGCTGGTCGGATGGTACCGACATTTCCCCGACCGTAGGTGTTGCCGGGGCGCTGGCTGCCATCGAGCTGATCAATGGCGGTAGCGGCTATACCACTGCACCGACCGTCGCGTTCTCTGGCGGTGGCGGAACTGGTGCGGCTGCAACAGCGATCATCGCGGACGGTAAGGTGGTCGGCTTCAATATTGCCAATGCCGGCTCCGGCTACACCAGTGCGCCGGCTGTCGCCCTCACCGGCGGAGCTGGTACCGGTGCAACTGCCACTGCGGTCCTGGGTGATGCGGATGACTTCGTCCTTCCATCGACCCGCACCTGGTTCCTGTTCGATGGCTACGTCTCTGACTTCCCGTTCGACTTCGCTGCAAACGCCGCAGTAACCACTGCAGCAACCATCCAGCGTTCGGGCGGCTCCGCCTGGATCCGCAAGACCACCATTGTCTGAGGTAGCCCATGAAACTGACACTCGACGCGCTCAAGGGTGCGGGCTCGTTCACCGGGCGTCCGGTGGAGAAGGAAATCAAGTGGCGCCAGAACGGCTCCGATCTCGCCGCGACCGTCTTTGTGCGCCCACTTGGCTACCAGGCCGCGGTCAGCGATGTGCTGGCCTTCGGCGGCAAGCAAGACAGCATTGCAGGGAAGATCGCGGCATCCATCTGCGATGAGAGCGGCAATCCGGTTTTCACCAGTCCGATGGACATTACCCATGGTCCACTCGATCCCGCCGAGCTGGAGAAGGATCCGGAAAGCACCAAGCGGCTGGGTTCCCTTGACGGCGGACTTTCAGTGGCTCTGCTGATTGCAATCCAGGAGGTGAACGACCTGGGAAAGACGACGAGCTCACCGACCTCGAAGAGCTCTGGCACGAGCTCGTCCTCTCCGGTGTCGGCGGCGCCACCATCGCGCAAGCCAAGGAAAACCTGACGCTGCGTGAGTTTCGGTCCTGGGTGAGATTTCGGGACCGCCGCGGTTCTCTGCATCTTGGCATGCGCATCGAGCGCTCAGTGGCATTGCTCGCCGCGCTGACCGCAAACGTTCATCGCGACCCCCAAAAGCGGCCAGTGCCCTACACCATTGCCGATTTCGCGCCGCACATCACTGACGACCGGGCTATCTCGCTTGAAGAGGCGATGAGCACCTGGGCCTGATTTATTTGTTTCGTTTTCTTGGAGAAGGGTATGGCTTCTAGGTCTCTGGGCACCCTGACCCTGGATGTCATTGCCAAGGTCGGCGGCTTCGTCGCTGGCATGGACAAAGCCGAGCGGAGTTCCGCGAAGTGGCGCAAGGAGGTCGAGAAGAATGCGGTAGCGGTAGGCGCGGCCATCGGTACAGCGGTAGTCGCCGGCGTGGCGGCTCTTGCAGCATTCACCGTTTCCACGGTCAACGCTGGCAATGAAATTTCGCGCCTGGCGGCTGTCGCCGGTAGCAACACCGACGAGTTCCAGCGTTATGCGGCGGGTGCGAAGGCGGTTGGCATCGAGTCCGACAAGTTCGCGGACATCCTAAAAGACGTCAACGACAAGGTCGGTGACTTCCTGCTGAATGGCGGGGGAGAGCTTCAAGACTTCTTCAAGACTATCGCGCCCAAGGTAGGCGTGACGGCTGAGGCGTTTCGCAATCTCTCCGGCCCGCAGGCCCTGCAGCTTTTTGCGAGCAGCTTGGAAAAGGCTGGACTCAGCCAGGCGGAAATGACCCAGCAGATGGAATCGCTGGCCAACGATGCAACCATGCTGCTGCCGTTGCTGCGGGATAACGGTGCAGGCTTTGCGGTCCTCGGTGATGCTGCCGAGAAGGCCGGCGCGATCATGGACCAGAAGACCATCACGGCTACGCAGAACCTTGCGGCCGCTGGATGGCTGGCCCAGCAATCGATGGCCGGAATCAAGAATCAACTCGCGTCGGCGCTCATGCCTACGCTGAGCGATTACTCCGATATCCTCTTCGACTTAGGACAGGATACGGAGACGATGACGGCGCTCTCCGATGGTCTGCGCATGGTCATGGACTTCGGCGCCAAGACTGCTTTGGCATTGGCGTACGCGGTTGAGCTGACTGGTCGATCAATCTCCGGTCTGGTGACCATTATTGGTGGCTCCTTTGACGGGGTCGATATGTCGAAGCCGCTCGAGGCCATCGACAAGATCAAGGAAAATTCGTCGAGGCTTGCCGGGGAGGTTGGGAAGGACCTCGATAAGCTCGATGAGCGCTACAACAAACTCTGGGTTCGTGTTGACCAGGCCGGCTCGTCTGGTCAAGCCAGCGGAAAGATCAAGGAAATCGCTGATGCCCTGGCGTTGGTCAACAAGGAGGGGGCGAAGGGTACTTTCAAGGCGCCCACCGCTGAAGCGGAGGCTATGGCCAAAGCGGCGGAGGCTGCTGCGAAGAAACTGCAATCACTCTTCGAAACAACGGAGGAAGGCTACAAGCGGCAGATTTCGCTGATCAACACCGAGACCGATAAACGCAAGGAGGCCACTGAAGTCGCCAAGCTCCAGTTTGAGATCGAGTCCGGGAACCTGAAGGGGTTGAGCGATCAGCGGCAGGAAAAGCTGAAGCAACTCGCTGCCGAACTTGATCAGCTGAAGCAGCTGAAAAAGGCCAATGAGGATGCGCAGGCCGTGGGCCTGTTCAAGACCTCGGTGAGCCATCAACTGGAAATCGATCAGCGCGGCCTCAACGTCGATTTTGCCGATGCCTACAACAGCGATGAGGTGAAGCAAAGAGCTCTGGAAATGCTCAGCATCGAGCAGGACTACCAGGACCAGATGGCGGACCTTCTGAAGCAGCGGAACGCGAACAAAATCAGCCAGTCCGTGTATGAGCAGGAAACCTCTGTGCTGGAAAGCGCGTTGGCGGATCGCCTGGCGATGCAGCAGCGGTACTACCAGGACCTGGACAAACTGCAGCAGAACGGCACCGCGGGCTTTATCAGCGGG